GTCTGGGATATGGAATCCTGGAGCTCCGACATCGGGGCCAGCACCGAGAAGAGGGGGACGGGCGTCCCTGCCGTGATGCCGTCGATCGGGATGCGGTACAGGGGCATGTCGACCGGCGACGTCCCGTCCAGGATGGAGCCGTCGCTGTAGGTCGGGTCGGTCGCGGTCGTCCCCGCCGTGCCCTTCACGACCACGAGCGAGGCCGTCTCGACGCCCGTGCTCGCGTCCTTGGCATAGCGCACGACCACCAGGTCGTTGCGCTTCGTGCCCTGGGACCCCGACTGCACCGTCAGCTCCTCCGTGGTCCCGGCCTCGATGCGCACGTGGCGGCCGTACATCCAGGCGTCGCCGTCGCAGACGACGCACTTGTTGGCCGTCGACATGGATGCCGCGAGCATCCTGCCGGTCTTCGTGACGTAGCACCCGGTGCCGACGATGCCCGCGTATCCCGCGCCGTCCTGTGCCGGCGTGACGTGGGCTTGTCCTGCGAACCCGGTGACGAGTGAGATTGCCATGACTCCCCCTAGGCGACAGTGGTTGTGGTCCCGTTGGCCATGAGGTCGCCGAAGGCGACGTCCTGCGCCTGGGCGAGCTCACGATACCTGCCCGAGCAGTCAGGGCAGAGGAGCCTCGAGATGCTGACGCCGTCCGCCGTGACGCGGCTGACGGCCCTCCAGCTCTGCGCCTCGGGCGCGTCCTTCGTGGCGTACAGCGTCTTCCCGCAGCGGTCGCATACGAACTGCGAGTAACCCTCAGTCTTTGCCATCCAATGCCTCCTAGGCCGTCCTGTGCCATGCGTACGGGCCCTCGCTCGGGGCCGACTCCCAGGTTCCGCCATAGGTAACGCCGGGGTTCCCGGGCTCGCTCGTGAGGTGGTAGCTGCCGACGGGGTGCGCCGCGAGGAAGCCCGCGGCCTCGGTGTCGCCCGTGCACGTGATCGTCACGTCCGTGGTCCCGTCGAATGCGGCCTCGCCGCTGACCGCGCCCGAGAGCCTGATCGTGCGCGCCGTGCCGAGGGAGGCCGCCGTGGCCACGTGCTTGTCGGCGTCCGCGGTGTCGTCGACGCTCCCGAGGCCGATGTCTGACTTGGCAAGCGTGACCGCCCCCGTGCGACCCTGCACGGACGTCACGGCCTGCGGCTGCGCCCCGGCCGTGATGCCGTCGAGCTTGGTCTTGTCCGTCGACGACATGAGCCCCTTGGCCGTCTGCGTGGCCACGGAGCCGGGGATCGTGACGCTGCGTCCCGAGGCGCCAGTCACGTGCCCGCGCGCGTCTATCGAGAGCTGCGCCCCGACGGTGGCGGTGCCGCCCCACGTCGGGGTCGCGTTCGCCGCGGGCCCGTATGCGCCCGCCGCCACGCCGCTCGTCGCGTGCGTCAGGCTCACGGCGTTGCCGGTGCGCGAGGCAGCCATGGGTGACGTGGCCGTGATCGTCTGAACGGCCGCGCCTGCCATCGTCTGCGCGGCCGAGGCCGTCGAGGCGGCGCTGCTTGCCTGCGTGGCTGCGTCCGCCGCGGTCCTTGTGACGGCGTCGAGCTTGGCCTGCGTGACCTCTGCCGAGATGGTGCCCGAGCTGATGGAGATGCCGTCCCCGGCGGTGTAGGCCACGCCCCCGGAGGACGTCTCGGCCGACCCGGAGAGGCTCGTCGTGGTCGTGGTGGCCCCGGCCTCGTACGAGACGGTCGCCAGCGCGTTCCTCACCTTGACGATGACGCGCGCGACCTCGCAGGTCGCCCCTATGCCGGTCCTCGGGTCCGTGGCGGCGATGAGGTCGCCGACCTGCAGGGCCGCCGTCACCTCCGATATGTCGAGCGTGACCGAGGAGCCCTCCTGCAGCTCCAGGAGCCTCTTCCTGCCCTCGGTCGCGAGCTCGTCTGTGGTCGCCCCGCTGTAGTCGTAGGCTGCCTCGCGCAGGTCGGCCCCGAAGAGGGTCTGGGTGTCGGAGACGTTGCCGTCGGCATCAGCGTAGAGGTCGACGACCACGCGGGCGGAGAGCTCGCCCTGCCCGAGGCAGACGAGGTGGTTGATGGGTCTCGAGTCGGAGCTCGCCGTCATGGCCACCTCCCCCTCGGGTGGCTCGACCGAGGTCGAGGCGACGGCGGAGAGGACGCACCCCGTGCCCGACCACGAGAGGTCGGGCCTCGCCCCCGAGGCGCGGAGCGCCTTGCGGATGCCCGACCACATGTCGCAGTAGCGGTCGAACCGTCCGGAGACCGTGACGCCGGAGGCGGCCTTCGGGACCGAGAGGAGCCATCCGAGGCCGCACCGGTCCACGAGCGCGGCGAGCATGGCATTCGCGTCACCGTCGTAGGTCAGGTAGTCCTGGCCGGCGTCCGGGCGCAGCACGCGGCTCTGGAGGACGCCCGACCACGTGCGCCCCGAGAGGGTGACCACCGTCGAGTCGGTCGAGACCTCGCGCTCGTCGACGATGCCTCCCCACCCGGTCCCGTCGACGTAGACGAGGGCCCCGGCCGGGGGGACGTAGCCGGAGAGCGGGGTCGTCAGCTCGAAGTCGTTGTCCTGGCCGTCGTCGCCCACGGTGAGGTCGAGGGTGGCCCCGGGGAGCGTGCCGACGTCCGTGCGGGAGGCGTCGGTCGCCACCACGTCGAGGTGTCGGGTCATGCCCATGCCGGCTCGGACCTCTCGTAGTGCACCGTGACGTCGAACGCGAAGGCGTTGTCGGTGAGCAGCTCGACGCGCCCGCCGGGGAGCCGTGCGAAGGCGTACGTGCCGGACCCCTCGGCCCCGCGCAGGCGCGAAGGGAAGCAGTTGGAGACGTCCCCGTCGACCGACACCATGCGTATGGTGCGGTCGCGCGTGTCGAGCTCGAGGCGCGACCCCGAGGGGACGGTCACGTCCACCTCGTGGCGGTTGCCCTCGATGACGACCCACGGGTCCACCGCGGGGCCGTAGACGACCCACCTCCACTCGGCCGACCCCGCGTCCACGACCGCCACGTGCGCGAGCGACGGGCGCGCGTACTCCCAGGGGTAGTCGCGTGGGTAGTCGCTCCCCGGCTGGGTGGTCCCGTCCGCCCTGGCGATCTGGTAGGTGACCGTCTCGTCCCTCGTCCAGAGCGGCCTCGGGACGAGGAGGGTCACGCTCCTCTCCTCGACCCCGTCGTCCCACCACCACTGGTCGAGCGACGAGGCGATGGGGATGACGCCGAGCTCCCAGCCGTGGTACGAGAGCGTGCCGCGCGCGCCCTCCTCCGCGTCCGCCTCGAGCGTGCGGTAGACCCCCTCGCGCTCCGCGAGCGATCCGCCGAGCTCGCACACCGGGAGCGTGACCTCCCGCGCGTCGAGGCTCATCCCCCAGACGCGCTGCCCGTCGTGCTCGTAGCTCCACTTGTGGCCGAAGAGGTCGGTCTCACCGTAGTGGACGTGGCCGCCGGGCGCGCCGAGGGTCACTGTGTCTCCCAGGTGGTTCGTGTAGGTCAGGGTCATGTCCACCTATGCCAGCCCCCTCACGATGCGTCCGACCTCGCGACGGTCGAGCGTCATGGTCGTGTCCGCCGACACCGCGTCGACGATCCTGCCGGCCATGGCGTCGACCCTCGCCTCGAGCCGTCCTATCGCGTTCACGACGGACTTGTCCGCGCTCTGTGACGATGGGCCACCGGCGTTGCCGGACGCCGCCATCCCACCGAGCATGCCTATGATGTCGCCTGCGAGCTGGCCGATGTACGTGGGGTCGCGCGGGACGAGGTACTCCCCGCCGGCCTCGCCGAAGACGCCCATGGTTGGGGAGTCGACGTAGGCGCCGTTGGCGTAGAAGCTGATGGTCGGAAGGGAGAAGTTGAGCGGGTCGAGGTTGAACGATCCATCGACGTGCAGGCTCGGCACGTGGATGTTCGCGAACATGTCGGCGATTTTTCCCGGGATGGACGCGAAGAAGTCGACGATGGTGTCACCGATCCCGCTGAACGCGGACGTGATGCGCCCTGGGACCCCACTCATGTAGCTCGCAACGGAGTCGCCTATCCCCGTGACCCCGCTCACGAGCGGCTGGAAGAAGGCCACGATGGCGTCACCGACGCCCGAGAAGAAGCCCTCGATGGAACCGGGGACCCCGGAGAGGAACGACAGCACCCCCGTCCACACGGCAGAGACCGTCTCGGTGCACGCCGTCACGATCGACGCGATGGCCGAGAAGACCGCAGTGAAGATCGGGGCGAGCACCTGTACGGCCGCGGACACGAGCGGCATCACGACGGAGGCCACGACGTTCAGCCCCTCCATCAGCTCGGTAACCCACACGACGGCGACGTTTATCGCCCCGCCGAGCACCGCGCCGATGACGTTTGCGAGCGCCGCCACCATGGGCTGCAATGCCGTGAAGACCTGCTGCAGCGGAGGGCCCACGACGGCTGCGAACGTCTGGAGCTGCTGCATGAGCTGAGAGAGGAGGGGCTGCACCGACGTGAGCGCCGGCTGCAGCCCCGACATGAACGCCTGATCTATCGACGAGAGCGCGCTGACGAACGGCGATGCGGCGCCGGACGCGCCCGAGAGCACGCCCCTGATCCAGTCGATGCCGCTCGACAGCGAGTTGATGAAGCCCGTCATCCCGGGCTTGATGAGGTCGAGGCCGTCCGTCATAACCCCCACGACCGACGCCTGGAGCTGGCCCATGGAGCCCTCGAAGGTCTGCGTCGAGGTCGCCGCCTGCTGTGCCGCGTCGGTCATGCCGAGGTTCATGATGGCCTGGTTGAACTCGTCCGAGCTGATCTCGCCGTTCTCCATCGCGGTGGCGAAGTCGCCCGTGTACGCGCCCATGTCGGAGAGTGCCTGCTTGACCTGGCCTGCCGCGCCCGGGACGTCCTGGGAGAACTGGCGCCAGTTGTCGCCGGTGAGCTTGGTGGCCGAGTTCGTCTGCGTGAGCACGAGGCCGAGGAGGGAGTACGTGTCCGCCGTGCCACCGGCGGCCGCGTTGACGTTGCCCAGGGCCTCGGCGAGCTGCTCGGGCCCCTGCACGTCGTTCGACGCCAGCTGTGCCGTGATGTTCCGGATGTCGCTGAGGCCGTAGACGGTCTTGTCCGCGTAGTCCTGGGTCTTCTGCGTGAGGTCGTCGATGGTCGAGGTGTCGACGCCCGCGAAGTCCAGGGTCTGCCTGAACTTGTCGGTGGAGTCCGATGCGGTGACGGCCTCCGAGGCGATGTTCCCCAGGGCGTCGATGGCCTTGGTGGCGAGGGTGCTGACGAACCCGCCCACCACTCCTGCCATGGCGGCGGCCTTCGCCGTGATGCCGGAGAACAGTCTGGTCACGGGTCCCTCGGTCTCGCCGAGCTTCGTCCCGATCCCCGACAGTCCCTTGCTGGCCCTCTCCGTGGCCTTCTCCGCCTCGTTGCCGAGATTGCCCAGCTTCTCCTTGAAGTCGGAGTCGTCTGCGGTTATCTCGAAGTTGACTGTGTCTATGTTGGGCATCCGCCTACCACGCCTCCCTCGCCCGTTGGACGAGCTCAGCCTGCGTCGGCGGTAACGCCCACGCCCCCGCGAGCCTCTCGTGCGCCCTCCGCGACCACTTGTCGACGTCCCCGTCGAGGGGAGAGCGCGCCGAGATGGCCGACGCCACGAGCGACTCGCTCGCCGCGGCACCGCGCCACAGAAGCGCGAAGCGCCACCAGTGCATCTGGGTGGCGCGGTCCGTGAGGTCGATGCCGTAGAGTCGCAGGAAGTCGGCCACGACGATGCCGGAGTCCGCCTCCCAGTCGAAGACGCGGACGGTCGCTCTGCGCGACATCCCGTCCCCGTAGGGCATCGCCTCGACGAGCGCGTCGTCGCGCCACGAGAGTGCCGCGTCGAGTGCCTCGCGTTGGTGCCCCAGCACGGTACGGGGCACAACCCCGTCGCGCGAGAACCACGACGAGAGCAGCTTGTCGCAGTCCCCAATGGGGATGCGCGAGCGCGTTCCCATGAGGACGTAGGACCTCACCGCTCGGCGCCACCCCGTGCGGATGGGTACGGCCTCGCCGCAAACGTCCACCTCCGACGGGGGCTCCCGCGTGAGCCAGTCCATGCGCTAGTCCTCGTCGCCCGTAGCCGCGAAGGCGTCCATGGCCCCCTGCACGACGGCCATCGACTCGTCGGACGTGGTCTGGCGTGCGATGAAGCCGAGCACGGTGATGATGCGGGAGAGGTTCAGGCGGTTGCGACCGCCGAGCAGCACGTCCGCCGCGTCAGGCTCGACGAACGCCGCGGCCACGATCGCGAGCCCGTCCTCGGCCACGCGCTGCAGCTTGGACATGTCACCCTCGATGCCGCCCCCCTCGGCCCGGACGTCATCCATCCACCTGCGAATCTCGATGACGTAGGTGAAGTTGCCGAGTTCCAGGTGCAGGACCCTGTCCCCCACCGTGACGGCGAGCGTCGGGCTCTCCGTCAGTTCGAGCGCGAGCGCCTTGGTATCTGTCGTATCTGCCATGCCAGCCTCCGATTCCATGTCCTGTGATGGGGCACATGGTCGGCCACGGATAACGCGAGGGGCCGCCCCGAAGGACGGCCCCCTGCCTGGCGATGCGTGTCCGCCGCGCTACGCGGCCTTCGGCGTGAACTTCTTGGTCGTGGTGTCATAGGTGCCGTACTCCCAGTCCCCGGTGATGGTGACGGTGCCAGAGAGCTTGATGGGCTCGCCGGAGTCGCCGGTGATCGGGTCGGACGTGAGCGTGGCGGTCGCGCGCTTGGCCACGAGCGCCGTGGCGGCGCACCTCGCGCCGGTCGTGAGGTCGTAGTTGAGCGTCCTCATGTACTGGACGGGGACGTTCACGTCATCCTCGTGCTCCGCGAGCTTCGACTGGATGTCGCCCGGCAAGAGCGCGTCGAGCTCGAGCCCGATCGTCGTGGTCGAGCCCATGACGTACTTGGGCATCGTCCTTCGGTCGAGGTACTTGGGCTTGTACTCGTCGTCGTCCCTCTTGACGTCGGCCTTGGTCGTCTCCGTGGCGCGGAGAGGGTCTCCGTACGTCCCGTCCGTGCCGGCGAAGCTCAGGTAGTGCTGGATCTCCCACGCGCCGACGAGCGCGCGCACTGCGTCTGCCATGTCTAGCTCCTCTCGATGTAGGTGAGGACGGCGATCATCTGGTAGTCCTCGGTGCCGTCCTCGTTGGTGCTGAACTTGTTCGGCCGCGCCGTGACCTCGTGCGAGTACCAGATGACGCCCTCGGGTGCCTCCGGGTAACTCCTGCGGTCGATGGCGTCGGCCACGATCGCGAGCTCCGAGATCGCGTCCACGCGCCCGCGCTCATCGCTCGGCCTGCAGCGCAGGTAGAGCTCGTAGCCGTACTGGTAGACCCCGCCGCCGCTGAGGTAGCTCCTCACGACGGCCTGGGTTGGCGCCGGCTGGATCTGGGCTGAGACCTCGATGATGGCGCTGAACTCCCCGAGCGCCACGGGGATGGGGGAGAGGATCCCCCCGAGCCATTCCTCGACGCATGGCGTGAGGTCCGTCATCTGCTGCCTCCCTTGAGCGCCTTCCTGAACATGGCCGCCCAGGCGGTGCCGCGCACGGCTGCGGCCGCGACGGCCCAGTGGGAGCACGTACCCGCGGTCGTGTGGTGCAGGGAGCCGTCGTAGTACTGCCTGCGTGCGTAGCGGCTCGTGTCCTCGGTCCCGCCCCACTCGAGCGTGGCCTTGCCGTCGGACAGCACGGCACGCCCGGAC